AAAACCGCTAGAAACATAATAATCCGAAGAATCTTCTTGATTCTCCGGCACAGGAGAGACGACGGACTTTTTAGATCCGTCGTCTTCCTTGAATTTAAAACCAAATAATTTAGGCATTAATTCTCAAATAGAACTCTTCGTTCTATTATTTATGTAGCTGCGGGTTCTTCTGTTCCGAGTTGAGTATCACCATTAGGATTCTGTGCATCCCACCACTGAACTTGTAAAGTTACAGTAAACTCTTCAATGATATCTGAAGAATCATAAGAAACTTCGATCTCACTGACATTTGTTGGGAAAACACCGTAGAATTCATACTGTTTTAGAACTGGAATAGAATCAGTTCCAGACGCTCTACCTAGTTGCTTAACATGAGCCTGTCTCTGATAATCAACTGGATTAATAAGACCAGAGTTATCGTCATGCTTGTTGATTCCGTTCATCCACTTTTCAAAAGCAGTTCTGATTCTGAAATCAACATCGTTAACAACAGTAATAGTCCATGGATCGAAAGTACGATCTCCTGCGACCTTCAGAACTCTACCTCTAAAAGGAACTGGAATTTCTGCAACGTTGGATGCAGGAAGTTGTGCAGCCTTGCACATGAATCTAGTGATTTCATTGACACCTGCTGCACTGTCTCCCTCAGGAGTTGCAAAAGTAGGGAATACAATATCACATTCAAACAGATTAGGGCGAGCGCCGCCCCCAATCAGTCTTGATTTAAAATCCTCTAATGTTCTTTCTGAAAATTTTGGTGAATTGGCCATTGAACGTTACCTGTAGAATAGGGTTATAAGATAAGAAAAATGTAATTAGACGGATCCAACAACTTCTTCAAAGCTAATTCCAGTTCGGTTAGCAACGAAGGTGAGACCAATGAAGTTGATTGATCTTGCAGGTTTAACGAAAATGTCAGCCCTAAACTGATTTGCGTCAATAACATCTGGAGTGTTATTTGACTCGTCGCAGACAACGAGGAATTCAGTGATACCTCTCTTTGCTTTAACATCGCGGAGATATGGTTCAACGATATTAACAAAATTGGATCTTGTTAGTGCATCATTGAATTCAAAGAGTTGAGATCTTGCTGCTCTCTGGATGGTATCTTCAATGGTAAGGAAGAGACGGCGAACGTTGATTCTATCAAATGCAGAAGCATAAGAAAGACCAGTCTTGTCACCGAAAAGGATAATTCCTTGACCAGGGGAGAAGATAACGGGGTTGATTCTCTTAGGATAGAGAAGATCTCTCTGCCCTTGGGTTGGGTTATATGCAAGTTTAATTGCATTGTTAATAACACCTCTCTGAGCACCAGCTGGAGAGAACCATGGATAGTTATTGATGGAAGTTCTTGCCATCAAACCAGCAACGTCAGCATTTAGTGGAACATATCTGAACTGATTGTTAAATCTGTCAAACATGTACTTATAACCACTATCAAATACGGCATAAGAACTTGACGTAACAGAATCAAAGAAGTTAATGATGTTGCTTGTTTGAGTATCTGGGTTTGTTACGTTAACAACTCCTGCTCTGTGTGGGGAGATGCAAGCGACACAATCCTTTCTACCTTCTGCAATTGCAATTAGTTTGTTTGCTTTTGCTTGTGATTCAAACAGAGTATCACCACCACTTGGTCCTTGAATAAGGAAGTTTACATCATATTCTGCAGGATTTTCTAGAATTGAATAACTAGAAATTACGTTTGCAAGTGTTGGAGCGAATCCATTAGTTGCACCGTAGTCTGCACCGTTGCCAAGAGTATATGTCTTATTACCAATAAGACCGAAGGTAATTCCACTTGCCTCTTGACCCCATGCAATATCACCACCACTAGCGAGGACGTATCCACCTAGAGTTGTGAATTCTGGTGCTGATAGAGAATCTGTTGTTCCTGCAAAGAGATAGTTTGAATTATTCTCAATGTAGTTCTTGTAGTAGATGTTCTCACTTGGAGTGATTCTTGCGTCAGTAGCCTTAGAAAGGTTTGTGAACTTCTCAAGAATATTTCCAGAAACACCACTTACAGATCCATTGTCATCAACAACGACAACGTGTACTTCATCATTTTTACCACTTCTAGAATCGGCGTACTGTGAAGTGCCTGGTCTAGGTGCGATGTTCTTCCAATAAACTGTAGAATTATCTAATCCTAAAGTTTGTTGATCGTACCAGTCAGTTACTGGGTTTGCTGCAGCAGTTGGAAGTAAACCTTCGCCATTGTCATCAGTAGATTCGTTAGAATCTCTAGTATAAGTAACGACTAAAGTTGTAGCTGCGAGTGCAACTGGTGATGCAGTATCAACGATAATTCCACCAGTTGTGAATCCAACAACTCTTGCAGAGAAAGTTCCGTTCAGGGATCTAATTAGGTCTCCTGGGAAAGTTACGGTAGCTTCTTTGATTCTGGTTTGAATGTCAGGGTCACTTGTGGTAATGACAGTTGTACCAAGTCCGACACTAGCGTTATTTTCAATTCTGAACTTCTCAAGAGAAGTTGCAGTACCAACACTGTTAAATGCTTGCCAGTAAGTACTGGTTTCTAGTTCTACCTGAGCAAATATTCTATTAAGTCCAGAGTCTGCATAATCGATTGCACTGGTTACTCCAGTAGCATTATCGGTTCTGCTGAGCATCTTGACATCGACAGATCCTTTATTGACCTGAGTAATGATGCCCTTTGTATAACCACTGAATGACTTTACAGTTCCATCTTTTGGATCTGCATAGTTTGTTGTGAATCCGCAGGTAAGTCCCATTCCAACAGATAGACCAAAAGTACCAATAGAAACTCTTTGGTCAGCAGCTGCGTCGATGGTGCAAACTTTAAGGTTGTTTGCCCAGGATCCAGCTTCTCTTGAAGCATAATACCAATCTGAAGCAGATGAATATAGATTAGCGTAATCTTCTTGTGACTTGATCTTTAGGGAAAGAACTGTTCCAGCAACACCAGTGTGTGCGTTGACTAGGTTATCGTCATCTGTTCTGATGACTCTTAGTGTTCCACCATAAGAAAGATAGGAAGATGCACTCATCCAATATTCATATTGACCATCGGTATTTTGTGGTTTACCGAAGGTGTTTAAGAGGTCTTGTTCTGTTTCCACCAGTACAGGTTCTCCGATTGGACCTCTGGCAAAAGGACCTGCAATTGCTCCCACCTGATCGTTTACTGCATCAATTCTGCCTACAGTAAGATCAACTTCTCTAACTTTTACGCCTGGTGATACTAAGTTTAGCGACATGTCTTTCCCCTCTAAAGAAGATTCATATGACTGAAACTATTTAGAAATTTGGATGCTTCAAATGGGGAAACAGTGCATGAACACCCTACCAATCAGGATACTCCCAGTAAACTTGTTTATTTTTAGTTCTTGATATTTTAATTCTTTTTACTGTACACTCTTTACACTCATAAGAATATGCAGACGGTAGAGTACCTCGATCTTTTCTTGTTAGATAAAAATCATTCAATAAATTTTTTGTTTTGCCGCAAGATCTACACTTTCTTTCATTGAGAAACAAGTGTTCTAATTCAAATGACTCTTCAAAAGTCATTAGTGGTACTCCCACATATATGACATATCACCATATTCATCTGTCTTCCATATTGTTCCATCATTTTCTACGATAGTTCCTTCATCATCCAAACCATCGCTGATAAATCCAAATGGTGCCATGTCAGCTTCGATTTGATCTCTTTGGTCTTCATATATTTTTTTACGAACATCGTTGTCCGTCATTTCTTTGAAGTAGTCCTGTTGGACTAACCATGCAAATATAACAAGACACATTGCAAGGTCATCGTTACAACCTTCTTCTGCCTCAAATGAACCTGACTTTTGAATGAATGTGGTTAATTCACTGATTACATCTAGATCAGATACAAGTAACTTATCATCCTCAATCAGTGCTTTTAGATTTAGAGATCCAATCTTCTTTACGGTCTTGGACATCTTGACACCCAATTGTGTCTTCTTGCCTGAGAATCCCTGACCAACCACTTGACCTGCACGACCTCTCATAGAACACATGAGTATATTGTCATACTCCAAGTCCATATGAATGATGGATGCTACTTGATCTCCAATATCATTAACTTCCACTAATATGAATGCCTGATTATATGCTTTCGATACATCTCTGATGATGTTCGGAAACAAGATTGGTTTGATCGTATTATTTCTATACTTAGCAACTAATCTATAGGGAAATGACGTTGTGTCACATACACAAAATGCAGAGTAGTCTTTTTCTACACCTCTTGCAACGTCAACGGTAACGACATATGTATGATCTTCTTTTGGTTCTTCATAGATATCCAATCCTGCATTTCTTTTGATTGGATCATCATAAACAAGAGACTTTAATTTCGCTGCAGTAATCAAAGTATCAATAGATCCTAAGAACTCACACTCAAACTCGATTTTGAACTGTTGTTCGGATGTGTTCTTAATTGTTTGTTCTTTCCATTCCAAATCCCTACCAGGGACTTCAGACCAGTGAACGTCAGTTGGAATATAATCATTCTTTTGTTTTTCCGCATCATGCCACATACGGTAGAAGTGATTCATACCGTGTGGGGTAGATACGATGATTACTTTGGTGTTTTTACCAGAAGTAATAGTAGGATAAACAGAGGCAAAGAAGTCATCAGCAACGTGATTTGGGACGAACGCGAACTCGTCGAGAAAGAGGACGTTGAATGACATACCTCGGACAGCACTTGCAGACGTAGAAGCTGCCAATATCTTACTGCCATTTTCCAACTCCATCGATCCTTTGTTCCAGGCTATAATACCCTGTTGCATCCATTTAGGTAAGTTCTCGTATGCAGTTTGTAACCTTCCGAGAAGTTCTCTTGCGGTTGCCGCTTTGTTTGCGAGAATACCAATGTTGACACTATCGTTGAAAACTGCATAGTGCAAAAGATAAGACACCACGGTGGTAGACTTACCAGTCTGTCGTGGCATCTTACAGATATTAAATCGATTCTCATGAAATCGATTAATCAGTTTCTCTTGGAAATGATATGGATGAAATTGTGTTAAACCTTCGTCTAGTGAAACAATCTTGATATAATTGTTCGCGAAATAAACGGGATCTTCTTTACACTTGAGGAACTCAATAACCTGTTCCTCTGTAAATTCAATCGGTGTATTTGCTTTTTTTAGATTAGGATTACCAAGATATACGTCACTCATAAAATCACATGTTTGCTATAGAACCTATTACTTCCTGTTGTTTAAAGTAGAGTTTTAAATAAGACTTTGCGAACTCTCTCGCTTCAGTTAGAGTCATCTTATCAATCTCTCTAGATTGACGTTCATACTCAAGTGCTTTGGTCAAGTTTGAAAGTTCGATGTCGTCTTGCATGATTAACTCCTTGTAGAAACAATAATTGGTTTACCTGGATCGGTGGC